GATCAATAATATCCAATGTAAATTCGTGCTCATTTGGCTGCCAACCCGCTATCATTTTGTTCATCACAAAATCAAAATCCTCAAAGCAAAAGACTGATTTATTTAATCGCAACGCATTCAACATAGCTTCATTAAGTAGATTTTCTATTTGGGCACCCGATAAACCATCAGTAACCTCAACCAAATCCTCAATAACAATGCCACTGCCGTATGGTTTTCCCTTAATATGGATATTAATAATTGCGTCACGCGTCGTCGTATCGGGCAAACCGATATATATTTTTTTGTCTATTCGCCCGGGGCGAGTAAGCGCACTGTCTAGCAAATCTATCCGATTGGTTGCGGCAACTACAAAAATTCCCGTATTATTCTTAAACCCATCTAATTCAACTAACAACGCATTTAATGTGTTGTCGCGTTCACTAGATGAACTTTCACCGTCACTTGATCGGCGGCGACCAACAGCATCAATTTCGTCAATAAAAATAATACACGGTACATTCTTCTTAGCTAAACCAAAGAGTTCTTTAATACGCGACGACCCAACTCCTACATATTTTTCTTGAAAGTCCGCGCCCGATACCGCAATAAAATTGCAGCGCGCCTCGCCGGCAAGTGCCTTGGCAATCAATGTTTTACCGGTTCCGGGAGGTCCCTCTAATATCAATCCCTTCGGTATACGCACATTATATTTACGGTATTTTTTATAATTTTTTAGAAGGTCCACGCACTGTTTCAATTCTTGTTTAACATTGTCGTAACCTCCCACACTAGTAAAATTAAGATTATGGTTTTTTACGATTTCAAAATTTTTGGATTTGGTGTTTTCTCTTTCAACATAAACTCGTCTGTTAGTATATTCATCGTCTTCAAATTGTCCACGGGTGCCTTTGTTTTGGTCTTGGTCTTGGTCTTGGTCTCGGTCTTCGAACCCGTCCTCATCGGGATTTTGGGTAAAGTTGTTATCGTCTTCAAACGAAATGCCAAGTGCTTCTAAATATTGTTTGTTTTGTATTTTAATAAAAAATAACGGTCGTCTATTGGTATCGGTTTCATTTCTAATATTATTGGTATCGTTTCTATTATTTAATCTGCGCATTTTATCAATGAACTCGGGTTTTGTAATATGATACCGACGATTATGTAGCAGTGGGTTTAACATGAACTTGCGACGATTATGTTTATTTACAAAACAATCGCTTGATAATGCGAGAAATCCTACGACTAACAACCATTGTAAAAAAAGGGTCATATATTTTAATATAAAATTAAGTATTTAATATCTTTTTAAAATACTTAATTTAAAAATCCAATTGTTTTAATTGTGTTAAAACATCCTCGCTAATTTTTTCGGGAAATTGAACAATAAAAGAAATAATTAGGTTGCCCGTATGCTGATCCCTAGAGAAACCCATATTGGGTATGACTTTTTGGTAGCCATGGCTAATAATGTTACCCGAATTGTTAGTAATAGTGTAGTTTTTACCCGTAATATATTTAAGTTCAAAATTGAATCCGCAAAGCGCCTCTTTAACAGTAATTGTTTTTTCAAGCAATAAATCTAGACCATTCCGTTTAAAATCGGTATTATTTTCTATTTTAATAAATAGCTTAATATCGCCGCGACAGTTTTCGTTTACTACATTACCCCGATCTCTTAAAATAATTATTTCTCCATCGTCAATTCCTTTAGGTACCGTTACATAAATAGTTTCCACCTCAAATACTTTAATGTCATCGTTCATGATCCACCGTTCAATTTCAACGGGTAAAGTGGTACCAACCAATATTTTGTCAATTGGAATGGATATAGTTTTAATAATAGGATTCGGTTTTTGCGGTACACTAAATCCACTCATATTTACGGGCATACCATTGTGAAATACGCGAATATGCGGAGAACTAAATGGTATCCCATTAGGACCAAATGGCATTCCGGCGGGACCACCGGGACCAAACGACATGCCAAATAAGTTATTGATAATATCATCCATTGGGTGACTTCCCGAATGGGCTCCTCCCCCACTCATCATATTAAAAAAAGGATTTTTACGACTCATATCATAATTACGTTTTTTATCTGCGTCACTTAAAGTATCATACGCCTCGCTTATTTTTTGGAATTTATTAGTAGACTCGGGATCATTTTTGTTTTTATCGGGATGGTGCTTCATAGATAGACGACGATACGACCTTTTTATCTCTTCGGGTGTAGCATTTTCAGAAACATCTAATATACTATAAAAAGAATCATCCATTTTTAATATTATTGTTTAAGATAAACTTAAATAAAAATTAACGTATATAATAAAATGGATAATATGTTATTTTTACATAAATATCAACCGATGTATTTCAAAGATTTTGAAATGGATAATGAGATGTATATAATGTTAAATACTTTGCTATCTATGAATAATTTAAATATATTGTTTATGGGTGATGTCGGTGCGGGAAAAACGAATTTATTGAATGCGTGTATAAGGGAGTATTATAAGGACAATGACCCAAACGACTATAAGGACAATGTATTATACATAAACTCGCTTAAAGAGCAAGGGATAAACTATTATCGCAATGATGTAAAAACATTTTGTCAAACATGCTCTTCTGTGAAGGGTAAAAAAAAGATTATTGTATTAGATGATATAGACATTATTAACGAACAAAGCCAGCAAGTCTTTAGAAATTGTATAGATAAATATAGCCAAAACGTACATTTTATTACTTCTTGTAATAATTCGCAAAACGTTATAGAATCGTTACAGTCTCGCCTAATAATAATAAAAATAAAACCGCTACAAAAACAAAATATAGAAAAAATAATGAAAAAAATAATCGTGGCTGAAAATATTAATATAAACGAGACCGCAATTCAGTTTATATTAGATATATGTAATAATAACATAAAAAATATGATAATTTATATGGAAAAAATAAAACTGTTAAATAAACCGATAGATTTACAAATAGCAACAATAATATGTACAAATATTAGTTTCATTCAATTTAATGAATATACTACAGCATTGATACAAGGCAACCTATCAAATGCCATAAAAATTTTACATGAGATATATGATAGAGGATATTCGGTTATGGACATTTTAGACAATTATTTTGTTTTTGTTAAATTTACTGCGTTGTTAACAGAATCTCAAAAATATGATATTATTCCTATAATTTGTAAATATATTTCTATATTTTATAATATACATGAGGATGAAATAGAACTAGCGATTTTTTCTAACAATTTATTTAAACTTCTTTATAAATAAAATATTGTATATTATATTTATTTAATATATAATGTCATTGCAATTATTTAAAAGTCCTATTCCAAATGATTTAATTTTAAATTTATTAAACGAAATAGCAGTAAAAACCAAAAACTGTTTTGTAATAGATGAGAATGGTTTCAAAAAAGGGATGTATACCAACAAAATTCCTATATTTATGGAAGAATGTAAACCTTATTATCACTTATCAAAACGGCGCTATTTAGAAAAAAAAATCACCTATACTTCGTTTATCACCGTAATTCGTCAAATATGTAAATATAATAAAATTACATATACGCATCAAATCAAATACAGCAATTCATCTTACAGTATTATTTATTATATATATTTAGTATAGTAATTATAACAGTTTTAGGTAGGTTAGTTCAGTATTTATGGTTATTATCCCAGTTATACATATATTTTAATAGACGCAGATATTTTACCATTGGTTCGCGATGTAGTGTAGTAAATTGATTATTAACAATTTCATAATTTGGATCAATATATCCTTCAAAAAACTCAAAATTCCATACATACTCCTCGTCTTTCAAATAAAAAATATTATTAAAATTGTAAATAGTTGCCTCTTTCATACCCCCTCTTCCCATAATTAGCACTAGAAAGTCATACAAATCATTTGTATCGTCACAATGAAACGCAAACGGTACATTACTTGAATGGTTAGTATCAAATTTTCTTCCACGCAGAAAATAATCGTTTTTTACACTGTCCCAACCAATAAATACCGATACTTGGGGTAGATCACCTTCTTCATTATAGTTACATAGATACATAACTAGTTTACTTCTTGTTTGTGCTTCCGAATCTCCGTAAATAAGTGTAGTTGTACTGGTGTCTGACATTGTATAATTATTGTTTGTTAGTTTTAAATGGTTTTATAAATGAATTATTTAAGATTTTTTGATCGCGCGCGTCTTTAAATTGTTTTAAATATATATTAGCAAATAGACTTCGGATATAATTGTGAAAATATTATATTTAAATGTTATATGAATGAAAACGAAACATCTAATGTAGAAAATTTAAATGCTGAATCAGTTGTTAGTAGTAGCAGCGAGCCGACTAAAGTGACAAGTGTGCATGTTTATACTAGTTTTAGTAAACATAATACCACTCGCAAAACGAAACTGAAAAATTATATGAGAAACACAATCGCCTCTATGAAAAAACAAAATGTGAAGTATCAAAATGACGTAGTTGCCAACTTTTGTACCAGTTTAAAATATTCATATCCGAGTAATTCCAAAACAAATACACCCTTAAAACAAATGATTAAAACTAACAGTATTTTGTCACAACAAAATAGCACACCTAGTCTGCGAATGTTTAATGATTGGGATGATAAATATAATTATGAAGACAACTTGAATCATTTTAATAATGATGACCCATCATTTGGTATAGATCCATATAACCATTTTTCTTAATTCTGTATTCTTTATTCCGATTTTTAATATATTCATATATAATAAAAAATGGAAAAACTCCCACACATTAACTTAAATATAAGTGAAGAACCGATTGATTTAGCTGCCGATAATAGTATTTTAACCCTTGAAACGATATACAATTCTAATAATCTAGTTACTATTACAAATCCTAATCCTAATTCCAATAAAAAGAAGTATAATAACGGGCCTCCTCCATCGCCTCCAAATAAAATAATGGTCATAAATGGATGGAGCCCAAAAAATCAAACCTATTTTCGCTACTGTTTATACCGTCTTAAGTATTATCGCATAATAAATAATTTCTTTTTTTTTGATTTAAAGAAAAAGGAGGGGCGATTATCTTGGTATATCATTGTTTTATCGGCACTTTCATCTGTATTGTCGCTAATTAATACACAGCAAGAGCTATTTATGTATTCAACTGCTCTAGTAAAATGGTTTTTGGTCTTAATTACTGTCATCATAACGCTTATCAGCGCCTATATTAAAAAGCAGCATTTTATTGATCGGATTAATAACATAGACCGATATTTACAGCAATTGAATCAGCTAGTTGAAGAGATTAATGTAACATTTATTTTAGAGCCCGAAAAGAGGGAAAACTACGACGATTTTTGTAAAAAATACATACCAATGATTAAGAATTTGTCGGTTTCGCCCGCGTCATTTAGCCCAAATGAATGGAAAAAAATAGTATATACGATAACCAATTATTACCCGGAGCTGATACGTGGCGATGGGTCCAATAGCGAGCTGCTTTGGCCGTGGTATTATATGGACGAAAAGGAGCAAGTAGATAAAATCACAGAAAATAAGCGCAGAACTCCTAGTGAATTTGGCAACAATGTGATTTCATCTTATAATTATTTACAGTCTATCAAGCGTGGATATTGTTGTTTCAAAATATTTGATTGTTGTAAACCAAATTTTATTTTAGAACATGAGCATCGCCCAATAGGGATACACCCCGATGAACATAAAGTATAATGAAACCTATTTCATATAATATTCATATATTATATGGATACTAATTCTAACAAAGACGCTGATTTAAAACCAATAGATGACATAAATGCGCTAAGCGATAACAAAGTAGACGTTGAAATAGAGCCGGATGTCAAAGAGAATAGGGTCTCCATTCAAATATGTTCTTGTAGCTTAGTATTCAATTGCTTTACTAAATAGTATTTGAAAAGGACTTAAAGCAGCGATTTGTTTAAATCGGTGTATAGGGAAAACTATTGTAGTTGCGCTCGGGAGGTGTTTCCATTAAGAGCCCGTTCGCATATACTCCGTAACGCTTGTCTATATCGCCATCATTTTCTAGGATGAAGTGATAATATGTGTAAACGTCATTGTCGCGTAGAGCTTGAAAATCGGATGAAACAGATGCTAACAAGAGATGTTTACCATCAAACGATTGTTTAAACATTATTTTTTCTTGTAAATTAGATTGAGTTTCAGTTAACTCGTCCACCATAATTCCGTGTCCACCAGTAACAATTAAATCCTCGGTTAAACCATTAGTTTCCGTTTTCTCCATTTTAAACATACAATGATGTGAAATAGTAGGGTCGTTAAGCAGTTGTCCCTTACCGATTTCTTTAATAGCTTTGTATCCATGTAAATATGTTTTAACCAAATCCCCCTTTCTTAAATGTTGGATGGGAATGTATTCATCCTCCAAATAATTATTTAAGTATAGAATTTTAGTGCCATGATTGAAACAACTAACATCTATTGCGGTAAAGGTGCTAATATCATATTCATAAATGAGATTAGATGTAGTAGTGACACTTGATAAATTATATCCGGCGATGACATAAATAACATAGCTTGTTAAGGTAGTGGATATCCCTTGTTGAAACAATATTACTCCGGTTGATGGATTTATGGAAATGTACTGTCCATTATATGAAGTAATTGGACTATTGCCAACTTGAGAAGTAATTCCAATAATTTCATAAGAAAAATTATTGCTAACAACAATATTCGCATTAGAAGTAACATTCCCAGCACTGGTGCTAAACGGGGCAAAAGGGCCGCTAGTATAATTTACTACTGATGGGGTGTAAATCTCGCTGTTAAATAATGAAATCAAATATGGGATATTGGAGCCTAAAGTGGTCCAATTAGTACCAATAGGATTGGGAGATATAGGTGTTCCAGTTAATGTTGCTATTGCGGTTGTATCTGTCCACATGGAACCATTAGAACAAGTTAGTGGGATTGTTGCGCTACCAGCAATAAAATCACCGCTGCCGGCGTTGTAACAATTGGTTATAATATTTGTTCCACTAGAATAATATGGAGATTGACCAATAATACCACCACTATTCGTACCAACTGTTCCAGTATTGTAACAATTGGTTATAGTAACTTTTGTTATTATAATATTATCTCCAACAGACCCAAAAATACCGCCTCCATAAATAATTTCACCAGTATTGTAACAATTGCTTACAGAAATATCTCCAATACTTTGCGCAAAAATACCCCCACCACCACCACCAATTACACCAGTATTGTAACAATTGCTTACATTAATTGTTTGACTGACAAATATATCAGCAGTTCCAAAAATACCACCACCACCATTTATTGCACCAGTATTATAGCAGTTGTTTACAGTAATTGGACCACTAGAATATGAACCAAAAATACCACCACCATAACTATCATTTATTGCACCAGTATTATAGCAGTTGTTTACAGTAATTGTACCACTAGCATATGAACCAATAATGCAACCACCAATTCCACCGTAACCAACGCTGATTGATACCGTATTATAACAATTGGTTATAGTAGATACACCACCACTATTACTAAAACTTGATTGACAAATCCATCCACCATATATACTTAAAGTAGGATAAGTAATAGAATTAGGATCAGCCACTGTATTAATATTTTGAATTGTAATATAATTATTTCCAATGCTAGAATAAGTCCCATTTTGTATCAGACCCGGATAGTTTTGGACGCCCGAAAAGGTTACGGTATTATTTTGCCCGTCAAATATTATATAAGCGGAACCAGCAATAAAGTATTGACTTGCGTCAGTAATTGTAATAGGATTCGCAAAAGATAGTATTATAGTGGTTGGTTGAGGACCCGAATTTGTATTTACAATTGTAACTGGGAATGATGATATAGTACTAACATTGGCACCGATTGTATAGGTAAAGCTGCCATTATTATAGTTTATAGCTATATTGCTAGTAGAAGAAATAGTGGTCATAAATATATTAAATAT